TTGCAGATAATTTTTTTGCCATAACTATTTCTTTTTACCTCCAAACATCTTACGGAATTTTTTGGTATGTACGGATTCTTTTGTTTTCCTTCTAACTCCTGACTTATTAGTATCACTTGGGAAAACATAAGCTGAAGGATCCTTTGATGATTTACGAGCATTACGTTGTATTTCTTTACGACGTTTAGCTTTATCTTCTGAACTTAATCCGGCTAAGTATTTAGCTGGTATTTTACGTTTTTTCTTTTTCTTACGACTGGCAGGGGCTTTTTTAATTTGTTTCGCCATATTGCCGCGCATCATTGCCATTACATCAACCTCGGCACAGCCGCAGCCGCTATGATCAGCACTGCTATACCCCATAATCTCATATCTAATTTATCAAGTTGTTTTTGTATTTGAGCATATCGCTCCGTGCAATCTGCTTCATGTTTTTCCAACAACTTTAAAACATCATCTGCTTTCATTACCAAGCCTTACATGACCAGTACCGCGCACTAAATTTATCTTTAGCACTATCACAATTATGTCTAGCCCTGAAAGATTTACGTCTTGCTGGTTGATCTTTTTTAATACTCATATTAGGATCACCAAAACGCACTAATTTTATTTGGTCACCTTTTTTAGCTAAAACCGCAGATTTTTTCTTAGCTCCTGGAGTACGTTTGGGTTTATTATATCCAGGGAAAGTTTCCCCCCGATAAGTTAACTTACCGGAGGGTGTGCGTTTAACATCTTTGGTGGTAGCCATTATGCGTATTCCTTACGGACTTGTAGTATAATAGTGTAACTATCCGCAGAGCTATGACCAACAGTTGTGAACATAATATCACCTGTTTTGCCACCCCCAGCATTGTTAGCTATCCCACCAAAAGAACTATAGTCGTGATATCCGCTTTGGTTTTCGCCTAATTCAATAGCAATAACATCTGATGAAGCATCAAAAAGTATTTGTACTTTCATGCCATTGCACTGCCACCAGATTTTTTCTATTGAGCATCCCGTACACGTTTGTTTATTACCACTGGTAGATAATGCACTTACGTCTACTTTTTTTACGGCACTCTCTCCAGAGCCGTCAGAGATGTTAGTAAACTTTAATACGGCGGTGCGTTCACCATCTATTAAAGTTTGTGAAGTGACTGCATCAGCCATAACATTCTCCTATTAGTAAACTGAGTATTCAAGCTCCACAGTAAATCTGCCAGCCGTAATATCAGCATTTACAGTAGTTGTGGCTCTTGCGTACAGATGCACATTTGCAACAGCAGCCGTGATGTTAGGCACGAAGATATGGTAATTGCCAGCAGTATCATTGAAATTTACATCAATCTCTGTAATAGACTGAGTAGCACTCAATTGCTCATTGAAAGAGGTAACACCAGCACCAACAATTTCTGTGCCTGAAACAGCAGCATTTGTAGCTGTCCCGCTAGTTGAACTTAGAGCAAGATTACCAGCCAATGTTTGACCAGCAGCAGTAGTGATCCCAATCAACGCACGATGTATGAAAATTTTGCTAGGTGTTACTAAATCATCTGGCGCATCTACATTAAGTGTGCCTAACTCTACAAGACAATCACCATCTGCGTATGCTGTTGCAGCAGCGTTAGTAGAAGCAAGAGTGCCAGCAAAAGACTGTATTTTGCGAGTACCCATAGAAATAAGTTGACCCGTTGAATTCACAGAAAAACCAGTTTCTGTAATTGCACCAGTGGTTGAACTTTCATTAATTACATTAAAACCGCCCTTGGAACGGACGGGTCCGGCGAAGGTAGTTGTAGCCATTTTGATCTCCTGTCTTGGCTAATGTCAGCTACCCAATGTAGCTGTCAGGATGGAAAAACTATAAACAAAAAAAGGGCGGCTCGCAAGCCGCCCTTTGGAATATTTTGTATTAAGCTCCAGGAGAGCCAAACACACAACGTGGGTCAGATACGCCGAAGCTATAACGCTCACGAGCTTTATACCGCACGTTACCTGTGTCAAAATCGCCTTCCATAGCAGTTTGCATCGGTGTACGAACAAAATGCTTAAAGCCGTTTGGTGCATCCGTTTTAATGAAGAATGCGTCTGTATCGGTTAGGAAGTGATTAACCACATAACCTTCAGGCAACATACCCATATTACGGACTGCGTTGATATCATTATCTGCTGTTCCTACGCGCAGATTAGAAGCCATCAACCGCTCTGCCACAAACTGCAATGCTGGTGGGATAATCATCTTCATACCACGAAGCGCAATTTTTAAACCACGCTCGTCAATGAAAGCTGAAATATCAATCAGCGATTGCTCAAGTGACGTTTCATTCAAATCAGCCGCAGTTGACAATTCATTACGGAAGTTGCCACCAGCAGTAGTTGGATGATCTGTTGCACACAATTCTTTACCATCACCAAGTGTAAAGCTGCTGTCAAAAGCATTATTCAGCGTAGCTGCTGCTTTGACTTGCTTTGTATTAGCCATGGAACGAGCTAATGCACGAGTGTAACGAGAGCTGAGCTTGTCGTAAAGGTTATCCTCAACAGCTTCCTCAGTAATCGAAAACGCAAGTGCGATTGTCTCATGTGTGTAACGAGCAGTAAATGCTTCATTAGCCATATCAAATGATACCGCAGCACCTTCTTGTTTGATGGGTGCAGCACCAAAGCCAGCGAGCATTACCTCTTCTTCGAACGCACGATCTGAATTTTCTGATTCGTAAATTTCAGCATGTTCATTTTCGTAACGGTCGTACTCCATACCAAACAGAGCGTTTAGTCCAGGCTCTAGTTCTTTAAGGAGTTGGGATCTTGCAATAGCCATATCTAATTACTCCTTATAGACCAGTGGTTGCAGTATGGAATGGGAGGTTCAATTTAACAAGTAGAGTAACACCAGCAGATGCTACATCAATCTCATCAAAAGGATCCTTAATTCCCACGATACGGAAGTTATCCGTTGCTGTAGTTGCACCAGCAGTTGCCACAGAAACTTCACCGATAGAAATACCAGTTGAACCATTCTGTGAACCAAAGTTGACACCCTCTGCATTGGAGTGAATCAACGCTGTTGCTGTAGCAATATCAGTCAAGGAAGCATCAGCTTTGACTTCATAAACTTGGTGAGGGTTATCGTAAACGAATACTCTCGCCTCGCTATTTGACTTCAAAGAAGAAGTTCCCGGATAGTTATTAGTGAAAACAGTTTCACCATCAGTGTTAACAAACTGACATCCAGCCATAACGCCTAGGATAGCAACACTACCACCATCTGCCGCACTTACATCTACAAGTCCATTAGTAAGAGGAATCACCATATCGCCTTGATAAATAGCAGATGATGATCCAGCTGTTCCGTTCACTTGTACGAGATAAGACGTCAAACCTGTGGAGTTCGCTGCGCCACCTAGAAGATTGTATGGACGCAAGCCAAATGGGGCATCAAGATTTGTACCAGCCATTATCTAGTCCTCTTCTAATTATCGGAGCCGCCTTTAGCCCCGAAGGTTACACGAGATTGCCGATCATTATGTATCGGCATCGAACTATGTTGTTCCCTCATTAGGTCATTATCTACAGCGGTCATTTGATCTGCCGTTTTTTCACGATAAAATCTATCACGCTCAGATTTTGACTCATTAGGGAATCTTGCTAAAATAAGCCCCCCAACTCCGATTACTCCCGCATGTTTACCATCTTGTATGGTAGGAGCAGCAAAATCAGGATACTCATCGGCGCGAACTAATTCAAAGCCTTCGCGTAAGCGAGCTGAAAGATTTTTATTATCATCATAACCCATAACTGATTCACGGATCCAACGATGTACATATCCTTCAGGCGGTGGTGGTGCGTCTAATGAAGACGGAGGAGTCCAAGGTTTACGGCGAGATTCTTTTTCTCGAGTGGCAGTATTGCGTGGGGTACGATCCATGATCTATTCCTTCACGATTGTAAGCGAGCTAATTGCTTCGCATATTGTTCATAAGATACACCTAATTTATCTGCGATTGCAACCTGAGAAGGTGTTAATTTGATTTTTTTATTGGTGGACTTGCCCGATGGCCTTGAAGCCCCAGCTACCGGAGCACGAGTATTTGATCTGCTTCCCTGTTGAAATTTATGAGGAAATTCATCACGCATACGTTTATCTAGCTCATCATAATACTCATCAGAGGATGGATCAAAATATTCTTCCTCTATAAGTTTTTTATGTATGCTAAATGCTGTGAGCGTCATAGGCTCATCTTGCCCAAACCAAGTATTCCGCTCTGCCCATGACCTAGCTTTTGGGTCTGGCTGATTATTCTGTTGTTGCTGCGGAGCTGCTTGTGGCTGCTGTTGTGGAGCTGCTTTACGTTGCTCTAACTGTTGTTTAGCCACATTAAGACGCTCTGTTTCAATTGCTAATTTAGCAATCGCTTTTTGAGCTTCTATTTGTGCATCAACATCGCCGACGTTGATAGCTTCACTAAGCTTCTTTTTGAGAACATCTTCTTGTGATGTTACTCTTTGATCATACTCACTTATGTACGATTCATCAATTTGAGAACTGCGTTTTTGAAGCTCTTCATTTTGAGCTTGAACAGATCTAGCATATTCAGTAGCTGCTTTTTCACGTCGCTCAGCTTCACGCATTTTGTAGGTGAGTTTTTCGATACGCTTTTTGACTTTGTCGCTGTAACCTTCGAGGTCATCTTCTGACGCGGCTTCTTCGACTGTACTTTCTGCGTTTTCTTCACTGACGGTTTCTTGGTTTTCTTCACCGCCTTTTTGCTCTTCTGTGTCATTTTCCAATTCCACTTCTACAACATCATCTTCTAATTGTTTAGCTTCAGGCATAAGATCACTCCTATGTGTGGATTATATCTTCAGGATTACTAATAGTGGCTAATACCTCATCATCATTTAATAAACGAACTTCGCCACCATCTATTTTAAATCTACTACCAGCATAACGACCAAAAATTACCCAATCACCTTCTTTACACCAAGGACCAGTATCGCCAAATTTATCTTGGTCTTTATATGCAAGAGGACCGACTTTGACCACATAACCACAAACAGTAGCTAGTGCTTCACGGTCTACATGTTGATCTGGTAAGTACACACCGCCTTCAGTTTTACCTTTACCACGGTAAGGCAAAATCAAAATACGCCAACCAGAAGGCTGAGGTAGTTTTTCTTTTGCTGTTATATTTTCGGGAGATGTTTCTTTTTTACGAGGTTGTGCAGCGACTTTTGCATATCGCTCTGGAACAAATAGAGTTTTACTCATGTTCTATCCTTTTTAGCAGGAGATCTAGTTCCTGTTTAATTGTTGCAAGTTCTACAAGCCGAGCTCGTAGTTCCTTGAATGCAGTAATATCATCAACTGAACCATGTATTAATTGTTCAGTAATCATATTTTCTCGTTCAACGATTATATTACGGAGTTTTTCATGGATGTAAAGGGTAGACATCTATGTTTTACGAACTTTCTTTCGTTTTTTAGCAGTTTTAGCTGCATTTTTAAAATCAGCGGCTGATGGTGCGCCTTTCTGTCCGGGTTTACGCATGGGCTTACCACTGGCTCTACGCTTTGCGATATTCCTGTATAAACTCATTTTTTAAATCCTTTAATACCTCTTATACCAAAACTTGCTCCAATTGAAGCATACATAGCCCATTGGAACCATTCCGGTGTGCGGGATAAAGCATCAAACCCACGCTCTACATAAGGCTGTAAAGGCGGGATGAAACACATCCCAATAATAACAATGAATAAAATAGTCCATGCCTCATCCTTCCAGCTATTGTCAGATGATTGCGCCATTATTTTTTCCCACCCTGCCTCATGGGTGGCAGCAACTTTCATAACCTCAGCTTCGGCTTCTGCTTTAGCCTGAGCAACTCTACCTTTTGCTTTAGTTTGCTCTATTTTAGATTCCATAAAAGAACCAGCTAAATTAGCTATTGGACCAATAAGTGCCTGTATCATCTTGATAAAACTCCTTTTGGTAAGGGCTTACAACTCCACCCAACTGCTTTATATCCTCGCATATGCACATGCACTCTTTCTGCTAAAACAAAAGCATGGCTCATACAAGATTTTTCTGTATCATGCCATTTTTGGGCTTCTAAAAAAGTACATTGTTCACGCTGTACTGCACTTGTACCAATAAGACATGCTATAACTATAGCTTGATACATCATTTCCGTGCCATCCAAGCTGTAGTTCCCATATAAGCACCGACAATACCAGCTCCAGATATGTAAAATAAATTACTAATATCTGATAATGCTTCTACTCTTTCAAGCGGCACGAAAAACATAGCAACAGTAAATGCGCCCATAGCGATTAAAGTAAATCGCGCCATTCTAAGTTGAGCAAGGTTTTTGCGTAATTGCGTTTCTGTTTGTTTAATTTCTTTGATATGAGATAGTTCTTCATCGCTTACGATGCCATCACCATCTTCATCGTACTCTGCGTAAATAGATTCTTTTTGCAGTTTTTTCTGCGGCATTTACCTCACGCCTCTGAATTTAATTCCCCTTGATGCTGCACCACGCCCACGTGATCTATTACCCATATTGGCTATCTCACCTTCTGGTGGAGAACCATCTGATCGTTTAGCAATACCTCTGCGCTTAAATTCTTCAAACGACATAGTTTCATCATAATTGCCATCAAAAAACATTTCCCGTAGTTCTTGGTCAGGATCCATTGGTATTTCTTTTACATCAACATCTTTATCTTTAGCCATAATTATCTCCTAACTTCCAAATAAATTTTGTTTAAAGGCCTCAAGGCTGAACGGTTGCACACCTTGTGTTCGTTTACCAGTGAACGTTCTTGCTGGTGCGCTTTTTTGATAATCGCCCGAGTATGTCATACCTGTTCTTGTATCCATATAGCCACCAGGAATTGATACGATATTATCGGCTAATTGTTGCAAACCTCGTTGCATATCTTCTAGTGTGCCAACTTGTCTAGCTTTTACGCCAAATGCAGATGGACCTACACTTGTTGTTGGCTTTCCACTAGCAATACCTACATTTTGAGAAGTAGAAAGATTACTTTGTCGTTGGTTCATCATGTCGTTAATAGCATCAATAGCCTGTTGCTGCGGTGATGGTGATCCTGCAGGAGCTTGTGATGGTGCAGGTGCATCATCTGGTCTACCTGTATATCCAGTTGCGGGAGTTTGCCTACCGCTCGCTATACCTGTCTGTGGCATATCTGCCAACGCTCCTACAATACTATCTCTACCAACAATAGAATCTGATACAGCAGTTTCAGTTGGTGTTTTAACTTGATTCATTTGCTTACCAAGTATAGAATTAGTAAGACCAAGTGCTAATTGTTGTGGGATTGAAAGTCCTTTAACCAAAGCTGTTCCAGCACCAAAAGGAGTATTTCTTCCTGGGACCACCATATCGTATATATTATCAAATAAACTTTTTTTCTGGTCGTATCCGATAAGACCTAAAATACCTTGATCATCTTGAAGTACACCATCCCTATAATCATCTGGTGTGAAAACACCTAAACTTCTACCAGTGCGTCTAGACTCATTTATTGCTGCTTGTACTGCTGCACGTTCTGCCGCTCTATCCGCAGCTCTATCGCGTTGGGATTGCCTATTATCTCTATCTTCAGATCTATTTCCACCACCAGCACCTGGACCAGAGGGATCATTAGCTCTGCCTGCTTCGTCTTCTCCAGCAAAACCTCTAGGCATTAACCTCTCCTATTAGCTGTGCGTTGTAATGCTATTTGTGCTCGCATAGCTGCAATATCTTCTGTACTTCCAATACGCTCACGTTGGATTGCAGCTTGTTCATTAGCTTTTTGTTTATTAAACTCAAGCTCCATTTGCTCTTGCCGAGCATCCTGCATTTGATCTTGTTGCCGTAATGCAAGCTCTTGTTGTTTTAATTCTACAAGCGGATCTTTTTGTTGCGCGGCTAATAACTGTGATTCTTGCTGCAAATACTCTGTTACTAATTGTGCCTCTATTTGATCTACCATTTTGCATAGCTTCGGGAGGCATTTGCTGACCAGTATTTTGCATATTCATCATTTGCTGTTGTGCAACCATTTGTGCTTTTAATGTCAAATGTTCAAAAATATGCGTCTGTAAAATCTGCATTGCAGCAGGATTACCTTTTACAACAATACTATTCATAAATGCTAAATGTGATTGTATATGAGCATCATGGTTTTGTTGCGGGAATGCTTTTAATTGTTGTTTGCCAGCTAGTGCCATCTGTAACAAACCATTTTCTGTGATAGCATTTGTAGGTTGTGGCTGTTGCGGAGGTGTTAATATCTGTTCAATATTATCCACACCTAATGCACTGTAAATTC